AAGCTGTTGTTGTCTCCGGTGTAGATCAGGGTGACTGTTCCACTGCCTGAGATCAGGCCGCCTGCTTTTTTGGAGTAGAGGTCGTTGACCTGGGTGACTTCGTAGATCTGCTTTTCGACGCTGATTGTCCAGTCGGTTACTTGTACGATTGTGGCGGCAGCACCACCCGTACTGTTAAATTTTACAGAGCCTTGGTAGCCGTAGTAGTAAGTCATTAGCGGCTATAGAGGAGGCCACCGGGGCGTTTTTGTTTTACTAATTCTGCCTGCACTGCAGCAGAAACGGCAAGTCCCAGCTGTTTGCCTTGGGCTTGGTCGCCTTGGACGTTGGAGTTGCCGCTGGCATCCACATTAACCACGACGCTGGTCGATCCACCCATCATGGCGTTGTTAGGCACGATGGTGCCACTACGCCCTGGTACAAATAGCTCGGGGCCTTTTTCGCCAACTATGTAAGGCGAACCAGGGGTAACGGGACCGCCGACAGCACGCCCCGGTACAAACTTGAGCGAATCGGCTAAAGATGGAATGGCACCTCCTGAAGAAGTGAAATTACTGAAAGTATTGCCAATACCTATACCACCGCCACCAGGGAACAACTGCACAATGCTATTTAGGATTGTTAATTCAATCCACTTGGCAATGATTTGTGCAGCTGCATCTAAGAAAGAGCTGGCGACACTTTTGAAGAAACCAGCTAGAGCTTCTTGAGCACTTTGGCTACCGTCAATAAGACCTTTGAAGGATGTGCTAAACGCAGATCCAATCGACTCGGCAGCAGTTTTTACCTGCTCAATAGGATCCAGCAGTTTGGTTAGATCTTCTGTAACTGTACCTATTTGATCGGTCAGACCATTTGACAACGTGCCTTGAAACTGGAAAGCCTGGTTGAAATCAATGCCAGTGGACTTCAAACCAAATCCTGGGGTTGTAATTCCTGCTTGTTTCAGTAGTTCTGTTGTTTGTTTTTCGAGGTAATCCAAACGAAGTTTCTCGAATTCTGCATTTTGTGCAGCTTTTAAATTACTTGTTTCTTGTGCAGATTTTGCTTCTTTTAGTTTATCGGCATAGTTTTGAGTTATACGCAGACGGTCTAGTGCGTACTGAGCTTCAGCTTTTTTGAGTGGATCAGTTGTTTGAGCAATTACAAGCTCTGCTCTGCTGATAGCTAGTAGTTTTATGCTTGCTTGAAGTTGTTTTTCTGTTTGCTCAGCAAGACGCTTAGCATCGCGTGCTGCTTTGTCTGCAGCACTACTACCACCACTGGGAGCAGCTTGAGAAGGAGCAAAGAAGGATTCAAGAGGCTTTCTTTTTAGGCGCTCTGGTACATACGGGCCCTGTTTTTCTGGGCCTTTTGTTGCTGCGCCTACACTTCTGATGCTATCTATCAATCTTGCTACACCTTGAAGTGGACCAAGAGCAGCAAGTGCGAAAGATATAATCGCATCGCGCAGAGCTGGTACAGCTCCAACAGCATTGAAGATTGCTTTTTCGATGTTTATGTAAGCGCTTAAAATTCCGTCTAAAGCTGGACCTGCAATTCTAGTAAGTTCTGAAAATCCGTTAATAAAATCTACAGTGTATCCGGTGACGGCTTGAATTGCGTCACCAAGATCAATACGCAGAGCATCTGCAGTGGATTTGAAGGCGTCTGTAGCAGTAGTTTGAAAATTACTGAGCGCTGTATTTATCTGATCAAAACTATCGGCAAAAGCATCTCTTTGTGCGTTTGCAGCTGTAGTACCTTTGTTGCCAACTTCTACAAGAGTGTCGATAAGATCTTGTACAGAAATTTTGCCTTCTTTGGCGTATTCGAGAAGTGCAGTACGACTTATATTATATTTATTTGCCAGAGCCTCCTGAATAGGAATACCCTGATTTGTAAGCTGGTTGAGAGTGCCTTGAGTTACTTTGCCAGTGGAAAGAGCATTGGCAAATGCGTTAGTAACTTTGTCAATTTTGCCGCCATAATTTTCAGTAAGAGTGCTGGCAAGTTGAATCGCACGAGCCTGATCTTCAATAGAAAGGCTTAGGCCTTGGATTGTTGATACTGAGGCTTGGAATTTATCGAAGTCGCGGCCTGCTTGCTGGAACGCAACTCCAAGTAATTTGGTTTGTTCAGCGGAGAATCCAATATCAGCAGCTAATTCTTTTACTTGGTTGGCTTGGCCGAGTTTTTCACCAATCAGCGTGCCAACGAGAGAACCTGCAAAGCCTCCTGTTGGTCCTAAAGCTGATCCCGCAATGCCGCCAATTGCACCACCAGCTGCTGCCGCTCCACTCTGACCGAACAAAAGTGGAAAAGCTGCGCCGATAGCTGCATTACTGATAGCTCCGCCAAGACGGCCTCCTCTGGCCTGTCCTCCAGCTGCTGTAGGTGCGGCAATACCTAGTTCACGTCGTCTACCTGCTATCGCTGTTTGTAAAGATTTTTCTGCTTTTTCGGCAGCTGCAACTGATCGGATATAAGCATCAATAGCTTTTCTTTGTACATCTGTTCCCTGTGCGGCAGAACGTAATACACGCTCAGATTGACTAACTAATTTTGTAAAGTTATCGACACTAGCTACTGTACCAGTGCTTAATGTTCTGTTTAATTTATCTACACCGGCGCTGAGACTTTCAACTTGTGTTTTTAGATTGGTTATTTGCGACGCACCGCGTACCGCAATTTCTATGTCGGCTCTGTAAGCCACGGCGCCACTACTACCTGGTACCTTAGTGTACCCAATAAAAAGCCGCCGTGGTTAGTGGCGGCGTTTTGCATCCTGGATGGCCTTTTCTTGGTCCTCATTAAGGATGACGAAGTAGGCGCTCCAGCCGAGGAGTTCTTCGGCGGTCATGGTGGACCGAACTTGAGAAAGGGTTAGGCCCAGCTCTTTGGCGACGCCAAATTGGAGCATGAGCCAGGTGTCCTTACGCAGTTCGGCGCTCAGGATTTTGGGTCGATGGGCTCGCTGTCGTCAGTCAAGATTGCCAGCATTAAGGACTGGAGGTCTTTGTCCTTGACTTCGTTTTTGAGAACGTCGATTTCGCCAGTGCTGAACAGCTTGGCGCCATTTTCGTCGCAGGCTTTTTGGATTAGAAGCTGGAGAGCAAAGGCATTGGCGTCGTCAGATTTGGCGTTTTTCTGGGCGCGTTCACGCTCAGCCATGGTCAGTGGTGCCACCCACATTTCAAACGTGCTGCCATCGCTGAGTTCCACCAGCTTTTTGGCGGGTTCGAGGTTGGCGGCTTTACGCAGCCGGTCAATTGCACGCACGGGAATAGAAGAAGCCATAAACCTGTTTGGGTTATCGCTTTACTGTAGCGCAGTAGTCATGAAAAAGCCCCAGCTGGTGGGCTGGGGCTCGGTGTTGATAACTGGGGAGTTATCAGGCAGAGGTGCTGAAGTCGAAGCTCACAGTGTTGGCAGGACGGAAGCTGACCGAGACTGACTGGGCGTCGTCAGGGTTGATGTTGATGTTGGCGCTGGTAAGCACAGCATCCATGGAGATCGAACGGGACAGGGTGTCACTCAGGGTGCCGCCGCTGTACACACGATCGGTATAAAGTTTGAAGGCTGCACCAACCTGATTGCGCTGGAGCACGTCTTCGATCATGCGGTTGGAAAGGGCCGCATCTTCGTTGGTCATGTAGATGGTGGCAGAGCCGGTGCCATCAGCAAAACCAGCGATGTAGTTTTTGAAAGGAGCGTACTGACCGGGGGTTTGACCGATGGTCGTAACGTCGATCTCCGAACGGGAGATCTGGAAGCTCCAGTCGCGGACTTGGCCTACAACTGCGTAGTCGGCGTAGGCAACTTGGAACTCGTTGGGAGCTGTAGCAGTGCCGTCATCCGTGATGGCGAGGATCGTGCCGCCAGCAGACGTGGAGACAGTCAGTTCGCCAGTGCTGGCGCTGTAGCTGAGAACGTAGTAGGTGGTTGCAGCCGAGATGGGAGCGGGAAGCGTGCCGGTGCCTGCACCGCCGGTTTGGCTGTTGACGACGCTGAATTTGACGGGATCGCCTACCTTGAAGTTCAGGTAGGTGCCGACAGTAATGGTATCGGTCAGAACAGCAACGTTAGCTTCACCGAAGGTGCCGGTCGTACCAGCGGGTTTGTAGTACAGGGCGCCGGACGTGCCGGACAGGACAGTGGTGGTCATAGGACGTACCTAAAGAATGAGCAGTGAGGGCGGGCACTGCCCGGCTTCTACTAGGTTAGCGCGATTGCAACCTAAGTTAAAACCGTGGCAATGAAGGATGTATCAATACGCCCCATGAAAAGAGGCGTGTCTTCTGTAGCTGAAAATGTTGGGCCGTTCAGTGATCCAACGCGGATAAATACACCTGTAGATGGCTTACCGGCATTATTGATTGTTTCCAGTACGTTTACTGCGGTGTTTAGGAGCGTTTGATTGCGGGCTGGGCCTTTGCCTTTTTCGGTGAAGACGCGGATGATGATGGCGCCACGAGCGTTGTCTAGCGTGGTAGTTAGCGTTGGATCTGTAGTCAGACCGAAGGTGACATTTACGCGGACGTATTCAGTGGTTGTATTTGCTGGTGCAGCTGTAATGTTGTCGAAATAAACCGGTACTGCTGGAGCCAAGGCGCCAAAAGCCGTTAAAAGCGGGTTTTCGATGGCGGCGCGGATGGTTTGGTAGTTCATGAGAACAAGTTGCTGAGGGCGGCGTCCATTTCAATTTGAATTGCTCGATCTAATTGAGCACTGGCATAAGTAGCAAACCAGTCCAATGGAGCGGTTCGACTGGAATTGCCGTCTGCACCACCACCAGGATCACCACGATAGCTAAGCGATTTACGGCCATCAAACTCTTCAAATTTCTGACGACCTAAAGCAGTTTGAGGAAGAGGTGTGGGGCGTCTCCAATAAGTTTTAGGTTGCTGGACAGCGTCGATTGCTTCTGCTGCATGCGGAGAAAAATTTGAAATTGTAAATACTACGCTGTTCTTGCTACCAAAACTACGTGCAACTTCTCGACCTCGTAGTGAAGGTGTTCTCAAAGGAACAGGCTCTCCAGGTTGTGCAGTGCCCTTTACGAGTCGTGTCGGAGTCTGTATTTGCCAAGAGTTTGAAAATTTACCCGTCCAGCTAGGCCCTGCTTGCTGCAGTTCACTCACCAAACGCTCAGCAGCTCTTTTAGGGCCGTTGTAGACAGTTGTCGCAGCAATACGGTCGATCTCATCTAAAAAATTCAAACCCCTTTGGAAAAAGCCTGATTTAGCCATTATTGAGGCCTCGCGATGATGGTGTGGAGGACTGGGTTGTCGCCACGGTAGCTGCGAACTGAGATGACTTTTGCCTCACGAGTTACTCCATTCTGGAGATACTGGATGCGGTCTTGTTCGCTTGGGTAATAGGTTCCGAGTTCTGCTGTTCCAATCAGGACTTTGATGTCGGTTGCTTGGTAGAGGCCTTCGTATTCGCGTACATTTACCGGGCTGACAATTGCTTTTATAGTTACGTTCGTGTCTGCGCCAGTTACTGCGCCGGTCGTTGGGTTGTAGGAACGAGCGGGGTTGGTTTTGATGTACGTGATGTTTTGACCCCACACGGCCATAAGCGGGGCTGGGATGCCAGCAAATGTGGAGTCGATTAGTGACATATCAGCCTCTCACCA